GTTTTGTGAGTGCGGTTGAGAAATTAAATAGAGAAAGCCCAAGGAGATTATATGAGTAAGGGTAGGAAGCCTCAATTAGTAACTGATGGTAAATTCGCGGCTTTGCCGCTTTATGATGATCCGCAGTCGATACATTTTGCCCGCGCCAATGCGTTGCGTCCTGGCGATGATTTGTCAGCTGATGAACTGAAGGTCTGGGATCGCGTTGCGCCCCATTTGGCAATGCTGGGCAGATTAAAACCACACTTTGTAGATGCGCTGGCCGAATATTGCCGAGTTGTTCGTCGCCTGGCTGATGCCAGAAAGTATTTGGATGAGTCAGAATGGACATACATCACCAGTGGGCGTAATGGCCAGCAGTTTAAAAGCCGTCCAGAGGTTGCCCAACTCAATGATGACTGGCGCAAGTGGCGGTCACTGGTCGGCGAGTTCGGTCTTGCTCCAGCTGCTGAACGCGGTATGCAATCCGGGCAGGGCGATCTGTTCGACGATTTCGACGCGTTTTGATTGACGACCCTCTCGAAAAAGCCGCCCGCTACGAGCGCGATGTCTTAACCGGAAAGATCATTACAGGAAAACTCACCAAGCTGGCCGTGCAACGCCAGGAACGAGATTTAAAAAAAGGCCCCGATAGAGGGCTTTTTTTTTGCGAGGATTCCGCGCGGCGTCCGTTGATCCTATTCCGGGATTATCTACGGCACAGCAAGGGCGAATGGTCAGGGCAGACAATTGATCTGGAGCCGTGGCAGTGCTGGATTATCGCCTGCGTGTTCGGGTGGAAGAACCAGGATACCGACAAACGCAGGTTTCGCACAATCTATGATGAAGTGGCTCGCAAAAATGGCAAAACCACCCGGCTATCAGGCATAGGCAATTATGGTCTGACCAAGGACGATGAAGGCGGTCCGGAGATTTACGCCGCCGCTACCAAGCGCGAGCAAAGCCGCATCCTTTTTGATGAGGCTTGCCGCATGATAAAACAGTCCAGACCGTTACGCAAACGCCTGGATGTGCAGCAGCATTGCATCATAAACCCGGCTAATTTCGGAAAGTTTGTGCCATTGAGTTCCGACGGGCAAACAATGGACGGTTTAAATCCCCATTTTGCACTGGTAGACGAATTACACGCCCATAAAACATCAGAAGTATGGGATGTTTTAAAGTCGGCCTTGGGCGCACGCTCACAGCCACTATTGTGGGCAATTACCACGGCGGGGTTTAATAAAAACGGCATCTGCTACGAGGTCCGCGATTACGCCATCAAAGTGCTGACCGGAGTCATCGATGACGACAGCTTTTTCAGCATAATTTACACGCTTGATGACGGCGACAACTGGCAGGACGAAAGCAACTGGATCAAGGCAAATCCTAACCTTGGCGTATCAGTCAGTCTTGACTATTTGCGCGAGCAGTCACGGCAAGCCGCGGTAATGCCGACGGCGAAAATAAACTTTTTTACCAAGCACCTGAATATCTGGGTAACAGGCGCAACAGCTTGGTGTAACCTTGAGCTTTGGCTAGCCTGTAGCGCTGATTACAAAGCGGACGAGATAACCGAGCCGGTTGCTGTTTATCTGGGGCTTGATTTGGCCAGTGTATCCGACATTGCCAGCATAGGCGGCGTGGCTGTAATGCCAGATGGCCGCTGGCTGACGTTTGGAAAACATTATCTGCCAGAAGAGGCGGTTGATAACAACATCCGCAAGAGTACTGTGCCCTTCAGGCAATGGCATGAACAAGGCTGGCTAACGCTTACACCAGGCAATGTCATCGATTACAACTGGATCAAGGCCGACATTCTGAGCTTGATGGAGCAGTTTCCGGTTAAAGAGATAGCGTTTGACCGCTGGAACAGTTCCCAATTGGTTAATGATATGCTCGAAGTAAATGCGCCGATGGTCGCTTTCGGAATGGGTTATGCCTCGATGAACGCACCCATGAAAGAACTAGAACGCCGTTACCTGGCAAAAGAGATAACGCATCAGAATGATCCAGTGCTTAATTGGGCCATGAGTAATGTCGTAGCCGACCAGGACCCAGCCGGAAACATCAAACCGGCAAAAAACAAATCAAACGAAAAAATCGACCCTGCAGTAGCATTAATGATGGCCATAGGACGCGCAATGTTGGTACAAACAGAAGAAATATCCGTAGGCTGTGAGTTCTGGTAATGGCAGTATTCGGACTTTTCAAGAAAAAACCGGCCAGCATCGAGCAAAAAAGCGCTACAGTCGGACCTGCAATTGATGCCAACGAATTCTGGGCGCAGCTGCTTGGTCAGGCCGCGTCTAAATCAGGCATCCAGGTCGATTGGAAAACTGCACTACAGTATTCAACAGCCCAGGCTTGTGTGCGGATCATTGCCGAGGATATCGCACAGCTGCCGTTTGCTACTTACCGGAAAAATGACGGGAAAAGCGAGGAAATCAGCGCCCATCCTACGCACAAACTGCTGAAAACCAAGCCGAACGAGGACCAAACCGCGTTTGAGATGCGTGAACAGTTAGGCCTGCACCTGGTACTGACCAATAACGCCTATGTACACAAGAACATCATACGTGGCCAGGTCGTTGAACTGGTCCCGTATGCGCCGCATCTGGTGCAAGTAACCCGCAAAAATGGCGAGCTGCGTTACCGATTAACCCTTGATGGCGGCAACATCGAAGAGGTTCCGAAGGCTGAAATCTGGCATTTACGCGGTCCATCCTGGAACGGCTGGCAAGGACTGGACGGCATCCGCCTGATGCGCGATACCATCGGACTGGCCCTGGCATTGGAAAACCACGGCTCCAAAATGTTTGCAAATGGTGCAACGGTCGGAGGTGTACTGTCTACCGATGCCAATCTTACTCCAGACCAGGCCAAAGCGCTCCGGGAAAGTTGGGAAATGCGCCAGTCAGGCGGAGAAAACGCCTACAAAACAGCGGTTATGTGGGGCGGTATGAAGTGGTCGCCAATGGCAACGCCAAACGATTCCGCGCAATTCCTGGAATCACGGCGTTTCCAGGTTGAAGAAGCCTGCCGACATTTCAAAGTCTTGCCGATTATGGTCGGCCATGCTGACAAAACGACGACCTACGCCAGCGCCGAGCAGATGGTTTTGATCCATTTGCGGCAAACCCTCGGCCCATGGCTAACCCGGATCGAGCAGTCAGCCAACTGCAATCTGCTGACCGATGAAGAACTGGCCTCAGGGTATTACACAAAATTTACGCGTAACGCGCTGCTGGCGATGACGGCCCAGGATCGCGGCGAATTTTATTCAAAAATGTACGGCATCGGCGTACTGTGCCCCAATGAAATCCGTGAACTTGAGGACCTGAACCCATACGCAGGCGGAGAAAAGTATCGAGTACCGCTTAATATGATCGACCCTGCCGCCGATCCAACGCAACCTTCAGACGGTAACAAAAACAATGATAATCAAGACCAAACAAACTGAGCAGCCCGGCGGCCTGGAGGTTAAACGCCTCAACGTCGCCCAGTGCAAACTCGCGCCGACCGATACGGCCGCCGATACGATGGAGTTTTCTGGCTATGGCGCTGCATTCGGGAATGTTGACGCCTACGGAGACATGATCGAAAAGGGCGCATTTTCAGCCTACCTGGCCGATGTTAAATCAGGCAAGCAGGAATGGCCGTCCATGCTGCAACAGCATGGCGGTTGGGGCATGTCGGCAGCAGATTTCAAACCCGTCGGTGTTTATACAGACCTAAAAGAGGATGATTTCGGCCTAAAAACCAGCGGCATTCTAGCCGATACAACGGACGGTATTGACCTCTATAAGCTCATGAAAATGCAGCCGAGGCCCGCTATTTCCGGTCTGTCTATCGGTTATTACGTCCGCGATGAAGTATATGGCGGCAAAAATGACCCCTATGACCGCCTAATCAAGCAAATCGACCTGGTAGAAATCAGTATTGTGACCTTTCCTGCCAACGACAAGGCCAGGATCGGCGGTGTTAAGTCATTCCATGACTTAACCGACAGAGAACTTGAACGGACCTTACGAGATGTCTTAGGTCTGAGCCAAAAGGAAGCCAAAACGGTCATTTCCCGTGGTTTCCGCGCCTTGCGAACCGACGCCGATGCCGGCAGCGAGGAATTGAAACAAATGGCCGCGCTACTGGAGCGCAACGCCGCAATTTTCCAAAACCAACAAGGATAAATCCATGAAACTACCAAAAATTACCCCCCGCGTCGGCTGGTCGCTGCTCGCGATCGTCGGCATATTAATCGCGCAGGCAATTGGCTATACCGCATCGGCTGAAGAAATGGCCGCTGGCGGTCTGATGCTGGCCGGTATTGGCGATATCGACATTAAAGAGATCAACAATCTGCTCGAAAAACAGGGTCGCGCGTTTGAAGAATTCAAGTCTGCCAACGACAAGCGCCTGGAAGCCGTCGAGAAAAAGGGTTATGCGCCCGCTGATACGGTCGAAAAAGTCGAGAATATCAACACCGAATTGACCAAGCTCTCGAAAGAAATCGGCGAATTGATGAAAAAATCGAACCGCCGCAACGCTGGCGGATCGGATGACGAACTCTCGCAGGATCAGGCCGAGCACAAGTCGGCATTTGCCGAATATTTCCGCAAAGGCCGCGACAACAACTTGCACGACCTGGAACGAAAAGCGCTGAATACCGGCAGCGATCCGGACGGCGGCTATCTGGTGCCGACCGAAATCGAAACGATGATCGATCGCGTGGCGACTGCAGAAGTGTCTATGCGCCGCCTTGCTACCGTCCGTCAAATAGGTGGGCCCAGCTACAAAAAACCGGTTGTAACCACTGGCGCTGCTGGCGGCTGGCTCGGTGAAACCGAAGATTCGGTAGAAACTGCAACGCAGAAACTGTCAGAACTTGATTTCGTATTTGGCAAGCTTTACGCCTATCCATGGGCGACTAACGACATGCTAGAAGATGGTGTCATCGACATCGAGCAATGGTTGACGCAAGAAGTCGAAGAAATCTTCGTCGAGAAGGAGGGCGAAGCTTTCATAACCGGAACCGGCATCAAAAAACCGCGTGGGATCCTCGATTATGACACCGTTACCAACGCCAGTTATGCCTGGGGAAAGCTTGGTTATGTCCCATCTGGCGCAGCAGGCGCATTCCACACCGACGAGGGTGATGCGCTGATCAATACAGTACACGCGCTGAAACGCAAATACCGCAACGGTGCATCATGGCTGATGAACGATTTGACGATGGCAGCCATCCGCAAAATAAGAAACGCCAATGACGACTATATCTGGCAACCCGGCTTGATGGCTGGTGTGTCTGATACCTTGCTCGGTTATCCGATCGATATTGACGATTACATGCCGGACATTGCCGCCAACTCGCTGTCGATCGCCTTCGGCAATTTCAAACGCGGTTATTTGATCGTCGATCGACGCGGCATCGCCATCATCCGCGACCAGGTCACCAAACCAGGTTACACGAAATTTAACGTGTCCAAACGGACCGGTGGCGGCGTCCAGAATTTTGAAGCAATTAAACTGCTCAAATTTGCGGCAACCTAAAAACTGTAGGTTGGGTTAGGCAAGGCCGTAACCCAACATTTCTTATTCGTTGGGTTACGCTGACGCTAACCCAACCTACAACAGGACAAACCATGAAAGATTTAACTAACAATATCCACGTCAAACGGGTATTAAGCCCGGTTTCAGTGGCAGACACCACCGCCCAGGTCGGCGAAATCATCGACCGCAAGGGCTTTGACTCCCTTACCTACCTGATCGCCACCGGCTCAATTGCCGACGCCGACGCCACGTTTACCGTATTGCTTGAAGAGGGTGATGCGGCTAACCTGTCTGACGCTGCAGCCGTGTCCGATGTTGACCTGATCGGAACCGAAGCGCTGGCCGCATTCCGGTTCGACGACGACAACGAAACAAGAAAGCTTGGCTACATAGGTAACAAGCGCTATACCAGGCTGACTATCACGCCGGTTGCCAACGCTTCCGCCGC